AAATCAAATAGCTAATTTAGTTCCTGAAGCATCAGGTATTGGTGGCGGAGGAGGTGCAGCTCCTGTTTCAGCTCCAGCCTTCAATGTAGTAGGTGCAACACAAACAAGTCAACTTGCACAAACAATTGCTGGTGCAGAAGATAAACCATTAAGAGCTTATGTTGTAGCGTCTGATGTTACCACTGCTCAAGAACTTGAACGTAGTACGATTGAAGGAGCTTCTATTGGATAATAAAACAAAATAAATTAAATAAGGTTATTTAGGTATGGAAAAAATAATAGAACTTATTATAGACGAAGAAAATGAGATTAGCGGTATTGAAGCTATCTCTGTCGTTGAAAATCCAGCAATAGAAGAAGATTTTATTGCACTAAAAGAACATAAAGATATTAAACTTGCTGAAGTAGATGCAGAGAAAAGAATATTAATGGGTCCTGCACTTATTCCTAATAAGAAGATATTTAGAAAAGGTACTGATGATGAAGATTACTACATATATTTCTCTGAAGATACAGTAAGAAAAGCATCAGAATTATTCTTTATTAAAAGCAAACATAGAAATTCTACATTTGAACATTCATTTGAATTATCAGATATGTCTGTTGTAGAATCTTGGCTTATTGAAGACCCAAAGAATGATAAAGCATCTGCTTATGGATTTGACCTACCTAAAGGAACTTGGATGGTATCAATGAAAGTATTAAATGATGATGTATGGAAAGCAGTAAAAGAAGGAGAAGTAAAAGGATTTTCTATAGAAGGTTATTTTGCTGATAATATGGAAAGACCTAAAGAAAGCATAGAAGAAAATGCTTGTAGTGAGTGTTTAAGTGAACTTAATGCAGAGTTTGAACTTGCAGAAGTACTGGCAAGTTTATCTGAAGAAGTAGAACTTGAATCTTATGGAGGATATCCACAGTCTGCAAAAAACAATGCTAAAAGAGGAATTAAATACAATGAAGCTGTAAATAATAAATGTGCAACTCAAGTTGGTAAAGTTAGAGCAAGACAACTTGAAAGAGGAGAGAAATTTACTTTACCTACTCTTAAACGCATATACTCATATTTATCAAGAGCTTCTGCTTATTATCAAGAAGGAAATAATGAGGCTTGTGGGACTATCTCATATTTATTATGGGGAGGTAAATCAATGTTAACTTGGGTAACATCTAAACTTAAAGGACTTGATGCAATAGAAGCAGCATCAACTATTATTGATGGAAGAGCTGCTTATACAACTATAGAAGAAGCAGAAAAAGCTGCTGAAGATATTGGCTGTTCAGGGTATCATACACACGAGTACGAAGGTGACACTTGGTATATGCCCTGTGAGGAACACAATCTTAAAGCTCCTTGCCAGGATGGATATGAGCAGATAGGTATGAAAGATAAAGACGGTAGAAAAGTGCCTAATTGTGTTCCAATAAAATGAGAAGAAGAAAAAATGCAACATTAAGTTATTCTTCTCCAAGAAGTTCATCAAGAGCTTGTTTATGTCCTGATGGAAGAACATATTCAAGAAAATGTTGTGATGGTACACTTGAAGCACAAGGAATAGGAGGAACATACAAAACAAGTAATTATTTATTACAAGAAAATAGAGGTAAAATATTAGCAGAAAATAACGATAAAATAATTTTAGAATAATGGCAGATAAAAAAATATCCGAATTAAATTTAGTAGCAGCTTCAGATTTAGATGGTTCAGAAGTAATTGCAATTGTACATTCATCAGAAACTAAAAAGACTACAATATCTAATTTAGAAACTTTAATAGTTACTCATTTATCAGCAACTAACATTACAGTTGTATCAGGAGGTGGTAGTATAGATTTAGGTGATTCTGCTTATGATGATGCAGAGATGATTAAATTAAGCTGGTCAGGTGGAAGTGATACTATAGAGATTACACTGCCAGATGCAACAGCAACAAACAACTTAAATAGACAAATTAGAATAATAACAGACAGTTCATATACAACAAATACACACGCAGATTTAACTCCAATAAGCGGACAAACTTTAGATGGTGAAGAATCTCACTACAGAATAAACAAAGCGTATGAAGGTATAACAGTATGGTGTGATGGTACTGAATGGTTTATAATTCAAGCAAAAGCATCATAAAAATACAACAAAGTATTTAAAATCAGTAATAACTATAAATAAGAATCTTATGAAAGCAAGTGAAATTGTAACAAAAATCAAAGATGTTCTTTTATCAACTAATTCAGAAGAAGAAGTAACTACTCCTGAAGTAGAATTAAAAGAAGAGGCTCCTAAAGCTAAAAAACAAGCTAAAGAGGAGATTAAAGAAGAAGCTCCTGCTGCTAATGTACAAAAAATTACATATTCTGCAGAAGAAGGTGCTGAAGAACTACAAGAGGACAACTACGAAGAAGACATCGTAGAAGAGTCTCCTGCTGTAGAGTATGCTACTAAAGATGAAGTCGCTGAACTTAAGTCTATGGTAGAAAAACTAAAAGGTATGATTGAAGCTAAAGAAGAGGCTAAAGAAGAAGTTCCACAGGAACTATCTGCTGATGAACCAGCTGAAGCAATCTCTCATTCACCAGAAAATGAAGTAAGTGAAAGAATTGGTGTTAGATTTTCTCCTAATGCAAATAAAAACACTACTTACAATAGAGTATTAAACGCAATAACTAATAACTAATAATTAATTAATTTAAAATGGCAAATAGTTTAAACACCCCGATAACTACTACTTACGCTGGTGAATTTGCAGGGAAATATATTTCTGCAGCACTATTGAGTGGTAAAACTTTAGCGGAAGGTAATATTACAATTGTACCTAACGTTAAATACAAGCAGGTAATGAAAAAAGCTGTTTCAGGAGACCTTGTAAAAGACGCAACTTGTGACTTTTCAGGTGAAGCAGATGTATTGACATTATCAGAAAGAATCTTACAACCTGAAGAGTTTCAAGTAAACCTTGAGTTATGTAAGAAAGACTTTAGAAGTGACTGGGAAGCAGCTCAAATGGGATATTCTGCATTTGACAACTTACCTCCTTCTTTCTCTGACTTTTTAATTGCTCACGTAGCAGACAAAGTAGCTCAAAGAATTGAAACTAACATCTGGACAGGTACTAACGCAACAACTGGTCAATTTGACGGATTTGTTAATACTTTAACTGCAGATGACGATGTAATTGATGTAACAGGTACAGCTTCTACTGCATTAAACATTATTGAAGAGCTTGGTAAAATTGCTGATGCAATCCCAAGTGCTGTATATGGTGCAGAAGATTTAACTATCTACTTACCTTCTAACATGTATAGAAACTACGTTAGAGCATTAGGTGGATTTGGTTCTGCTGGATTAGGTGCTGCAGGTACTAACGCTCAAGGTACACAATGGTACAATATGGGTTCTGGTCTTCAGTTTGATGGTATTCAAATTGCACACGCACCAGGATTATCAAGCAATGACGCTGTAGCAGCTGAAAAATCAAACTTATTCTTTGGAACTGGTTTATTATCTGACCAAAACGAAGTAAAAGTAATTGATATGGCTGACCTTGATGGTTCTCAAAACGTAAGAGTCGTAATGAGATTTACTGCTGGTATTCAGCACGGAATTGGTGGTGATATTGTATTATACGCTACTGCATAATAAATAAATTGTTCAACTAAAAAAAAGGTAGGTGGGCATTATACTACCTGCCTTTTTTTATAAAATATAAAAATTATGGCTTGTGATATCGCAAAAGGAAGAAAAGAACCTTGCAAAGATGTAGTTGGTGGAATAAAAAATCTTTATTTCGTTAACTACGGAGATTTAGGTACTGTAAGTATAACAGATGACGCTACTGGGGAAGAAATTACTAATATTACTGGATATACTGGTGATGTAGTTGGTGACTTAACTTGTTATAAGTACGAAGTAAAAGGTAATTCATCATTAGAGCAAACTGTTAACTCTTCAAGAGAAAACGGAACTACTTTCTATGAGCAAACACTTAACTTAACTCTTAAGAAATTATCTAAATTAGATAATAAAGAATTAAAATTAATGGCTTATGGAAGACCTCACGTTGTTGTTGAAGATTATAACGGTAACTATATGATGGTAGGTCTTGAACACGGTGCAGATGTATCTGGAGGTACAGTTGTAACTGGTGCTGCTATGGGAGATTTAAGTGGATACACTTTAACTCTTACAGCTATGGAAACAAGACCAGCAGTGTTTATGAAAAATACTGGTGGTGCTGTATTTAATTCAACAGACTTTGCTGGATTAACTGGTACTATTACTATTACTGAAGGTACTAACGACTAATATAGTTGGTTCTTAAAAAAGAAAAGGAGGCAATTTGCCTCTTTTTTTTTTGAACATAATTAAACATATTAAGTTATATAGATATGATAAGATTATCACCAACAACAGATTCTCAAACAGTAAGTATAATACCAAGAGTATATACAGTTGCTAATAACTTATCTATGGTTATCGTAGAAGACGGTACAAGAAAAACTCAAACTATAAATGACATTACATCTTCATTATCATCTAATGGTAATTTCTTGCAGATGTCTATTGCTTTTAGTATTTTAACTGCTGAAAACAGTTATTCGTTTGAACTTAAACAAGGAAGTACTTTATTATACAGAGGTAAGGCATATTGCACATCTCAAACTGATAATACAACAGACCACACATTAAACAGTAATAAATATAATCAGTATGTTGGAACTGATACGGATGACCAAAAATATATAATAATATGAACAAAGTAAAAATAATAAACCTATCAGGTTATGAAACGCCTTCTATAAAAGAATCTACCAGATATGATTGGGTAGAATATGGTGATAGTAATAACTATTTTGGTGAACTAATAGAAAAATATACAGGTAGTCCAACTAACTCAAGATGTGTTAATGGTATATCTGATTTAATTTACGGTAGAGGATTA